TGATCTGCCAAATCATAACTAACCCCTTGTTGGTCAGATAAGCCAGCGTCAATGTCGATCGCGCAAACTTCTCCGTCAGGTCGTGGGTTGTGATCGGATTTTCTAGATGAATGCTTACTATCCCCGATCCATCCATCAGCTTTCCTGCTCCGACCCACAAACGCTCCATTTATTTGGTCGCGTAGTGTTTCAGCAGCTTTAGATAGGTAAGGCTTCATTAGCCAAGTAACAATTTTGCTTCGTCAGCAGTAATACCAAGTCTGTCAAGTAATGCTTGCTTTTCGGCAGCCTTCGCTTCGGCTTCGGCTTTTTCTGCAATAGCAGTATCTGCATCAATTTTTATTTGAGCAATTTCAGCAGCAGTAGCATCTCTGACAATTTCTTCACCGGTAGTGCAATTAACAATTTTAACTTGCGGTGTATTTGTTTTAGCCATTATTTAACTCCGTAAAGTAGGACTGTGCCTGAGGTCAGATTTCCACCTATATCAAATAGTTCAAGACTTGAAATGGCAGTTGTTTGATTATATAATCCGCCGTTAACAGTTACAAATCTATAATTAGTTGTAGTTGTCCGATCAACACCAATTGAAAAAGAATTACAAAATTTCCAAGTGGCAGTGTTGGTATAATTATAAATGTTTGTAATCGTCAAACCAGTAGCCACAGAGTTATCTTGATCGCCAGCGGATATAAGCACTCTTGTTGCATTAAAAGCGCCAGATCCTGTTATTGCAGCTACACTAGCGTGCCTATCTACCGCAGAATCCGCGTTAAATCGCATCGCCAATTGACCTTGATCAACAGCTGGTTTATAATTTTGAATGACTAGTTGTAAATGATTATAAGTTTGCGGAATAGATGAAAGAGTTATTGACGCACCTGTCAGAGTTGTTGTGCTAATTAAAGTCATTCCACCTGCGGACACATCAGCCCAAACATAATCTAAATCTGTGCCTGAGTTCTTTTGTAGATATTGACCAGTTGTTCCACCTTTAAGATCAACTAATGAAGTGTCAACATTACCCGCAAATGTTCTAATTGCTGCAGCACCATCTTTAACAAGATCGGTGTCGGCTGGTGTTGTCCAGCCAAAGTTCGTAGTAGTTGGCATATTTTCCTTTTCTTATGAGATTATTGTAGCGTATTCCCAAGTTAAAGTTGGGCTTAAAGTGTTCCAAGCCTCAAGTGCTGGAGTCGTATTCCAACGCATCGCTACTTGGCTGAACTCGGTTGGTGAAACATTGATTGTCAAAAACAGCTCATTAAATCTAGTACTCCATGACCAGCCCTCTACATAACCCTCAAACGAGCCATTGGCTATTTGTAAAGGTAGGTTTTCTATATTGACTGGCATTCCCATAAAGACACCTAATAAATCATCTCGGTCAGCGTCGCCAATTTCATCATTGGTTATTGGGAAAGTAATCGACTGGAATGCTGGTCTTGGATAAGCTCTTTGATCGATATATCTGTCAGCTATTAACTGAGCATCGACAGCGCCCTGCACCCTTGAGTTTATAGTTTCCGCTTTGTAGCCATATAAGGCAATTGAATCTGCATCTGTGGCAGTAACCTGTGAATTGTAATTGTTGCCGTAGTTAATATAAATATCGTTGCGAACATCGGATGATCTCATGACAGTAGATAAGCCAGCACCTAAAGCATGTGCAGCATCTAGTTCAACATAGCCATTATCAATTAAATAATCTCTGCGATGGTCTGCATCTGCATAACCTATGTTGCCAGCATTGTCCTCAAATAAATATCCAAATGCTGAGGTTGCAATATCTGAAACTACATTGTAAATCGTGTCAGTTACATTTGATTGAGCGGTCATAGTATAAAGACCCGGCTGATCTATCTCGCCAAGTCCTAGATTGACTGCATCTTCCCAAGTTTCGGTTGGATCATAAGTTGACCATTGAGAAGCTGCTGGCACATCATTCCAACTTCCAACCAATACGCTTGAAAGAATCTCATATATTTGGTCGCCATCCTCGTCCTGAGAGATATTATCTGACCATATTTCTTTTGTTAGTTTGGCAAGTGAGCCCATCGCAATAATGCTGTATTGGATAGTTGTGCCGATTGATCCAGTAGCACCCACCTCAACAGTTACATCTGTTATGTCGCCACCAAACAAACTCACATAAGATGCACTTGAGTCTTTAACTTGTAAATCTAAAGAGTCATTTATGTCAAAAGGTAAAATTTGATTATTTAATGCAACTAAAGTTAATTGGATATAAGATGGAAGTGGCTGTTGATAAATATCGGTTCTACCTGATTGGTGTTGAACATCTGAAATGGTTATGTCAGTATAATCAACCCCACCGACAGTTAACTTCCAGTCTGGAGTAAATACTGTCATCTCAGACCAGATACACTTCGAGCTTTTTGAGCATTCAAGTATTTTTCAATTGCTCTAGCTGTGCCTTCAGGATCTATTGCACCATTAACTGTTATGTTGTTTATTTGACCCATACCACCACCGCCAAAAGTTGATCCGCTTGGAGTAGGTATATTTGGTAATGATGATCCGCCAGCTGATGGAGCAGGATTTGGAATAAAACCAATATCAGTTCCTGGATTTAGAATGTTAATAAGTCTAATTGCTTGATTTGCAAACTCAACTAATAAGCCAATTGCTTCTCTTACAAAAGTAATAAATCCTTGAATAATTCCACCTACAAATGCAATCGATTTTCCGAAACTTTCAGCACCTTTTTGAGATTCGGTAAATGAAGCGCTTAGTCCTTCATCGCCTGTTAATCCAGCAATAAAAGCCTCTAGGCTTGGAATACCAGTATCGTTCAAATAAGTAATAAATTTTTCAATTTCAGGTAGTAAGGCTGTGCCAAGTGATTCTTTAGCTTCATCAAATCCTACTTTTAAGCGATCGACCTTTCCTTGAAAGGTTTCTGCGTTTGTAGCAGCTGCGCCACCATAAAGATCAGCAAGTTTTTGTTGAACCTCGGTAAATGTAAGAGTGGCTAATTCTGCTTTAGATAATCCCAGACCTAATCTGCCAAGTGCTGCTTGATTGCCATCTTGTGCTCTACCTAAAGCATTTGTAACAGTTTCTAAATCTTTACCTGATGCTGCGCTAATATCTAAAGCAAGGGTTAATAATTTTTGAGCTTCCTCAGTTGATTTTGTGGATACTGCTAATCTCTGTAATGCCGGTCTTAATTGATCGTCGGCAACACCAGTTGCAAGGCTAGTCTTAAGGATCATGTCCTCAGTTGCCGCTATTTGGGCATCTGTTGCCCCTGTGGCTTGTCTTAGAGCATTGGCTAACCTTAACTGTGCCTGCTCATCCTCTATCGCACTCTTAACCCCATCAATGGCTAATTTGCTGGCATAGGCAACGGCAGCAGCGGCAGCTACGGCAAATGCAGCAGCAGCCTTCTTTCCAAAATCTGCAATTCGACTTGAGTTAGTTTCGACAGCCTTATCGGCTTCGCCTAACTTCTTTTTTAGATCATCAACATCGGCAAGAATTGATAACTTTAATGTGCGATTACCGGTTGCCATTAGACCCATTCCTTAATGATGCGATTAAAACTTTCTTCCCACTTGTTAATCAATTCAGGCTGAATTCTGCGAAGGGTTGGATAAATGAACCATCCGCGAGATCCACGACCTGACCGCCCAGAATATGCAGGGAACTGTTTGAATTTATTTGAACCAAACTCAATGCCACCCCATAGGGTTTGCGTAGTAGCACCACCTGAAAATTTCTGGCGTGCGAATCCATAACTGAATTCACCGATCTTGCTTGACTTAGAGATGCTAACGCCATCCGCGACTCTCTGCGCAACTTTGCCAGCCTTTGTTCTTTGTCCAGCTGCTTGTTTAATTTCCTCAGATGCAAAATACGCCAGAGCAGCAGATTGACGGCGTGCTTCGTCAGTAGCTTGGTCATCCATAAGTTTAAAAGCTTTGTAAATATCGCGCAGGTCTTTTTTATTGTAGGCGATTGTTTCACTTGCCATACCTCTGCTCCAATACTTCGATAGCTGTTAAAATGTCGTCTGAATCAACCCATTCGCTCATTGGAATTTGTGTGGCTAATGCCAACTCAACCAATAATCTGTTTAGGCTTCCTGCTGGATGACTTTTGGGTTTGCATCACCGACTATTACATCGCCGACTGTTTCCATCCAAGCATCAAATGGTTTAACTGGCTTTCCAGCAGCTTCGCGCTTGTGTGCGTTGTATGCTAAAAACATTAGATCCCACATACCAAGTTTTTCTTTTGCTTGGCTTATGGTATGACCAGTTTGCTTTTCCCATTTAGCCCACTCAGGTGGTTGGGCTACATAAGTGGCTTGCTCACCTGAGTTATATTCAATTGTAATTGGTAACTTCATTGTTTGCTCCCGTTTGTTTATTGATTAAAAGGTTTCTGCTGGCACTCCGATAACTTGGAATGATAAAGATACAGTTTGAGCATCTGGTGCAGTTCCACCAGCTGAAGGCCACATTGGCAATACTTGGAAAGTAAAGACCGCGCCTGAAGTAGCTGTAAAAACTGTGTTAATTGCTGTATCTGGTGCTGACTCTGCAACGCCCCATAGAATCTCGCATAGAGATCCAGTTGCGCCCCAGTCGGCTAACATTTCAACTTCAAATGTGAAATTGTTATCAGTTACCTTAAAGACTTTTCCGTCTAGTGTCTGATATGTCTGGCGATCCATCTCACCAGTAAGTGTTGCGGTTGTTGCTTGTGCATCGAAATTATTACCGCCAATAGTGAAGGTAATATCTCGACCGGTAATAACTGTCGTTGGCATTTTTCTCCTTAGATTGTTCTCTGGTAATAGGTGCTAACTCTAACATCTGCAATAAGCAAAGTTGATGCTCCTACTTGTGTAACTGTTGGTCTTTCAACCGAACTGACAATGTAGCCTGCTGGAATAACTGCCAGAACACTAATTACTAACTGCTCGATATTGTCGAGTGATGCAGGATTGCTATTATAGGCAACTGCAACTGTGATGGTCATATTGACCTTAGCGCGAATGTTTGATTTGCTGATTGTTTCGAATTCTAGGTATGGTGAATCCGGCACAACTACAACAGCTGGCGGGATTACTGTTTCAGGCACAAATGAATAAACATTACCGGCAACGCTAGATAATGCAGTTGCTAAAGGTGTGCGAACCTGTTCAAGGATTGTTTGGTTAGGCATTATTGACAGATACCTTCAACATCTACATAAGGCCCGAGAATTCCAATTACGCGTGAGTATAAACTGCGACCCATTCTGTAAGGTGTCGCTGTAAAGTCAACGCCTTCTATTTGTCCACCTGCTGCAACTCTTGATTGAAATACTTCAACTGAAATGACAAGTACTGCTGATTTAACTGATTGATTTCCAACATAAGTTGATGCGCCTGTTAATGTGGCACTTCCGCTTGGAATGACATTTGCTTCAATAATATCTGCGTTTGTAATACTAGATGAAAAAGTATAGTCGCCAAGATTATCTGCTAATACTGTGCGAGTTCCGTTATATGGACTCAAGCAACCAGCAATAACTACCGATTGGCCTTCGGTAAATTCATGCACGCCAACAGTTGTAAATGTGGCAACATTATCTTGTA